TTAGTATTGTAATACGCAGTTATCAAAGCGAATTGTTAAAGAAATTTCGCTCACGTCATCACCGTCGTATGAAAGATCACCAAAGTTTGCCGAAGTCAAGAATGCGCCTTTAATGTCCCAAAGTTCAATTACAGAACCTACAGGGTCGAGCATCTTAAGCTGGCAGTCACGCTTATAAAAAGCAGCATAGCCAGCACGACCGCTTACAGACTCGAAGTGTGTACGAATCCATTCCATTACTTGTTGAGCGCCTGAGGGTGCGATTGGATCATGTAATGTTACTGAAATTGTTTCGAAAGTAGTTTTACCTGCAACATATCTTGTGCTATTAATAAACGGAATTGCTGTCTCTTGCGTCGAATAAGAGGGTCTGGAGGCGCTTTTCATCAGAAAAGCATCAATTCCCTCAATAGCAAAAACCCATCGGTTTTTTCTTTTTGGTTCGAACTTATTAGGTATCATTTCTGTGACTGATAATGTCTCTATAGCCATTTTTATTTTCTCCTGTATTCTTGTTTAATTATTATGTCTAGTTGTTTTATTGCTGAATTGTGTTGGCAACTACAAAATCAAGTGAAATAAATTCTACAGACTTTGTAGGTTGTAGATAAATTTTACCTCTTATTGTATTGTTTTCAATGTCATTCTGTGTTGTTGTAGAAGAATCGATTTGAACCTTATATCTTACAACACCTTGACGTCTTTGAACGTCTGCCATTATCGGCTCAACTAGACTACTAAATCTTGCAAGAGTTGACTCTCTATTAGGTTCAAACAATAAACTCTCGCCGATCTTCTTAACTTTTCTTCTTATGTCAATTAATAAACGTCTAACATTTATTCTATCAAGTGCAGACTCATCTTGTAATAATGTCTTTTGACCAAATACATATACTTCACCTGCACGACCTGCCGGCTCATAAATAGGATTAATGTCAGCATCATATAACTCGTCCAATAAATCACGATTCATCTGAACAGAAACCGATGTTGCTCCTAAACGTCCTCTGTTTAATCCTGCAGGAGCAAACCAAGGAGCTGCAATTGCATCATTTCTAGCTAAAACTCCTAACATCATTACTGACGGTGGAACCATGATTGCAGCATTGTCTGATAGGCGACGTCCTAACACGTTTGGGAAATATGTTGCTGCAAATGAGCTGTTTAAGTTTCTTTCTTTGAATTTTGAAATTGTATTTCTTACGTGTGGATTAATAAAATCATCCTCAATTTCGTAACCTTGCGCATCATATTCAACAAGATCCATCAAGTATAATGCATCAAATCTATCCTCACATGCAGTCATTGCATAGTCTGTAATTACAGCAGCACGTTGCCCAGGCAAAGCTAAAACTTGGAATTCTGCTGATGATTTGTCAGTTAGGACGTCACATGCACGACGATATGCCATTACAGTAGGTCCTGAATATTTCTTTTCACCCGTCTCGTCAAATCCTTCTCTTAAAGATGCAGTCCCGGTAAAGTTTGCTTTTTCCTTGTCAAATATGTTAACACCATCAAAACCTCCTTGGAATAAACATCTAAACTTCAAGTTGTAAATATTTGTCCCAGTAGCATCACGTGATATGTTAACAAATCGACCGTCAATTACAGAATTAAGTACACCATCACGACGATATTCTGCACCGTCCCATGTTGATATGTCACCTGTATCAAGGTTTCCTACTAAAGATGCTCTTGGAATCTGAATTCTTTCTAATGAAAATCTTCCGTTCTGGAATTCTGCAGATGTTCCATCATCTTCAATCATGACACCGCTAAATGTCGGAAAGTATTTGGCATAGTTAATTGCAGAATCATCAAAGAACAACTCGATATTTTCTGAAAGTGAACTGTCTGAATATTCTTTCTTTGCCAACTTAACTCCCCATGCTAAGTCTGATGATGACTCTTTTGTTGATGATGTAACAAATCTAGAGGTAGATTTGACGAACTTGACTGGAGCAACTTGCGCTAATGAAAGAATGTCTTGTGCGGCGTCTCCTGCTGCATTATTAAAAATAAGATTAGCATCTGCCAAATCTTGTTCAACGAAGTTTCCTGTTGATGCCGTCTTAAGGTAAGAGTGTGACAAGAATCCTGCGGGTAATGCATCGATAGGTACGTTACCATTTAATAAATCGTCGGATAATTCAATTCTAACGTGAGGATTTCTAACAGCATATGTTCCTGTACTCTTTATTCTTTGTTTACCTTCTGGTAAATCAAAGTCAAAATAAACATGTTGGTCTCCAATAACTCTACCCACAAAGTTGTTATCATCAGCATCTAACGAAAGATTCTTCCATTCAATAATCTTGCTTCCCTTAATTGGATCTGATTTCAAACTTTCAATTGCTAAATCAAATCTACCTGCTTTTGATCCTCCATTATATCTAAGACCAGATATTAACAGTCTATATAAACCGTTACTTACTTCACCATCATCTAATGCATGAAGTCTAAATAATTTAAACTCACTATCGAAACTTTGTGAAACAATCCAAGGAGTTTTTGCAGTTTGGAATCTAGATCTAAAATTCTCATAGTTTAAAACACCTGCATCTCGACCTCCTGATCCAGCAACTAGAAAACCTGTCATGTTCTCATAATTTCCAGCGATTTGAGCACCGCGTCTAGTTAATCCATTGTTTGAAACAGTTGCAACATTGCTTTCAATATCCCACCATGTGTAAAGATAATGCCCACACTCTTCCATTTTCGCAGGATCTGTATTTAATACTTTAGCAAAGTATGTCGAACTAGAAGGATCAAACGAACAATTTAAAACATGTGGTTCATTAGGATTACTAAACCCGTTTAAAATTAATCTAAATCCTTGTGTTTCAGGATTTACTTCACCAACAACGTAACCAACAAGATCGCCATTAGCTCCTCCAAAAGATTTACCATGTGCTACTTCTCTAATACTCGCCTCATCACCATCCGTGTCTGAAGTTGATAAAAGGTCAGTTAAAGCGTCAGGAACGTCTAACGCGGGTCTTACACCTTGCGGTGACATTAAGACTCCTCTAATAATAGGTTTTGCTACTGTTGTATCTATTCCAGCATCTTCAAGATAAGAACTTCCTTCAGCATCTGACATAAAGCAGCCTAGAAAATGTGTTCTTCCTAGTTCTAACGCAGCGTCAGAGTTTGTAATATTAGCATAGGGATTGTCTGCAACTTTTCCAGCTGTAAGTTCTTGTTCTTGGACTTGTCTTTCGCCGACGATAAAGCCTGCGTCGGTGACTTTTCCTCCAATTGATTCTTTGCCGTCTCCGACACCTAGGACTCTGAGGTATGTTCCGGCTTGCGCAGAGCGAAGCCATTCATTGGGTGCGAGGGGGCCGAAGTTATTTGAGTTGGATTTAAAACCTCTTTCGCGCATGCTACCGAAGACTTCTTCAAACTGCTGCATATTAGCAAATGTACGCGGGACAAAGGCTGGACCTTTACTCGCAGGGCCTACTACAGCAGCTGGAACTCCTTGGGGCGTTATTTGAGGATTTCTTACTTGAGATAGATCAATCTCATTTAGGGTTACTCTTGCTGAGCCTTGTCCAGCCATATTAATTTACTCCTGTTTAATTTTCTTTTAACTTTAATAGTTTTTATTAAGTATTATTATGCGGGGAATTCTACACCACTATTAGTAATTACAAAGTCCATTGCAATGAATTCAACAGCTCTTGTAGGAACAACAATGATTTTACCATTTAAGCGATTATTTTCAACATCTTCCTCAGTATTATTTGTATCATCCATTATAACTCTAAAGTCTTCAATGCCTTGTCCAACACGAATTCTTTGTAAAGTCTCAGATGCTGCTTTAATGAATCTGCCTCGAGTTCTGGCGTCATTTTGCTCGAATAAAAGACCTTGCGCAATTCTTTGAATGTCACTCTTGATCTTAATCATTAAACGCCTGACATTAACTCTGTCTAAAGCAGTTCTGGCAATTTGTGTTGTTTTCTGTCCAAAAATAACAAACTGATTGTTTGGGAAATTTGCAATTGGATTAATTCTTGCTTCATATAAAACATCACGATCTAAAGCACTTAATCTAACGTCAACAGACTTTACGTTATTTAATGCACCACGACTAAATCCAGCAGGTGCAAACCAAGGAGTTCCAGCAGCATCAGTTCTTGCTAAAGCTCCTAATGCTACAACTGAAGAGGGTATTCTTCTAGAACGTTTGTTTGTTGCAATTACGTCTCCTGCATCTGCAATTGTTACATCTGGGAAATATGTCGCCGCATATGATGAGTTTAATTCGCGAGCAACAAAATTAGCTGAAGTAATATCAACATCAGGACTCCCACCTAAAACTCCTCTTGCAGAATTAAACAAACGATTTCCACTTTTGTCATAATGTGGAATATCCATTAAATAAATTGCTTTCCCGTAATCTTTTACACGACTCATTGCATAGTCTGTAATTAATGAATCACGAATTCCAGGAATAACTAAAACGTTGTTCGTTACAATCATTTCGTCAGTCATGATCTTAACAGCATTCTTATAAGAAACAACAATGTTGTTTTCTCCTTCAACACCTTGCATAACTGACAAAGGATCAATATTGTCTGTACCTGAAAGACCGCTTGCATATCCTTCAACTGAAGCATTTCCTCCTACGTCATTTGAAGATGCTCTATCTGTGAAATAATAGTCATCTTCGTTCATTATGTTGACACCATCAAATCCGCCACAGAAAGGTGCAGTAAACTTTGTCATAAAACTAAATCTATTAAACTTGTCGATATCCTCAGAAAGAATTTTTGCAAAAGAAATTCTTTGTACTAAAGGTTGGCCAGTTAATTCTTCGCTAAACGGGTCGTTTGTTCCAGACATTTTAATAGTTTGAGCATCAGCGTCATAAGTAACTGTATTTCCTACATCAGCATTTCTTACATAAGCAGCATTCTTAAATTCTTCTAAAACATCATTAGTTAATCCACTTATTGAAGCATGCCCAAAAGCTACTTTCGCTAAAGAAAATTTATTATTATTAAAAGCATCTGCAGTAGGTCCTTCGCTAGTCATCGCGTTTCCTAAAAACTTAACTAGATTATGTGTCAATGCACTAACATCTGTGCTAGTAGCTTCATTAGGATTATCAATACTTTTTACTTTCGTCGTCATTAGACCCCAGTAAAGATATGTTTTAACATTCTCAGTTGTTGATGCTTCACCGAGATATGTTTGCGCAAAGGCATTATTAGTCTTCATGTTTCCTTTTGTTACTTTGGCACGATAAAACAAAGGAGGCAAAACTGAATAGCCTAATAAATTTGAAGCATCATTTGCAGCAGGAAATAGTGCATTACCTAAATCTATACCATCAAGTAAAGAGTCTTCTTTGACTGCACCTGAAGCTCTTCCATCTTTTCCTGAGAGTGTTGTCAGGATTGAAGGAATTCCTCTGAAACCGAAAGGGAGTGCTTCTTCGGGTACGTTGCCTCTTAATACGTCACTTGAGACAACAACACGGATTCTTGAAGAGTTCGCAGGAAACGTACCTTCTCTTACAAGACGTTTTTCATCTTCACTGTCAACATCTAATTGTAATTTGATTTTCTGATCGCCGATAATTCTGGCAATAAAATTATTAGCGTTTGGATCTAAAGAAAGATTACTATAAGCTTCATAAACTACAGGATTGTCATCTGTATCATTTAAATCTCTTAGTTGAACACCAAACGTTCCATACTTATATGACTTTTCATTCGATGCTTTTAAGTTAACAATAGAAATCTTATACTTGTTACTTGCATATGATCCATCGTCTAAAGACTCAAATTTAAATAAATCATATTCCTTGGTACCAAAAGGTTGTGATATAAAATGTGGTGTCTTAGGTGTTTGATATCTTTTATTAAAGTCACCAAAAGAATTTAATGTATTTACATTTCCACGTAATAAAGCAACGCTTGTACTTGTTGTAGATGCTATTGTTTCATCTATCGGAAAATGTGCATACAATAGGTGACCATGACTTTCAAAACTAAAAGTGTCTGTATTTAAAACTTTTGCTATGTAATTATTGCTTTCTGGGTCTAAAGAAACTGTATATTTCTTAATCAAATTATTATCAGAATCTTTTATTACTAGATTAAATAATTTATTGACATCTGTTGCTGCAATATCGTCGGCGGCGGTGTCGAGGGTGATGACATCAATGCCTAAATAATAATCTTTGTGCATAAAAATCATTGCACGAATCAATTGAATGTTTTTGTCTGGATTTTCTCCGACAGCGTCGTCATTTAAATTCTGATCTATGTCCATGTTTGTAGTGATAGAGTCATTATCATTAAAGACGCCTAGCGTGACATATTCTGAATTGTCGACGGTGTGATTTGCTGCGATGAAATGAACAGCACCTACGCCTCTGTTGTTAGCATTAATGCTTCCTTCGACTTTAAAACCTGCGTATTTATGAGACTTATCAGCAGCGCTTTTTCCTGTGCCTAGGACTCTGCAGAAAGTTGCAGCTCTACCGCCTTGAGCAAAATATTCTGCTATGGCGTGGCTTCCATGACGAAACCTATCCGGCGTTCCAAAGATTTTCTCATATTCATCCCTTGAAGAAACTGTAATAGGTACAAATGCCGGGCCTTTTTCTGCAGGACCTACAATACCGACAGGAGTTTCATTATTTCTAACAATTGGGCGGCTAATAATTTCGATTTCTCTTTCGAAAAAACCCGGTGACTTAAATGTCTGCTCAGCCATAGTTTATTTCTCCTAAATTTTTTATCATTCTATTTTAATTATTTGGTAGATAATCAAATATTAATTATAAATTCAATATTTATCTTTTCTTGTTGTCTACGCTAAATAAATATTCAGCAAACTTGGCATCATAAATCATTTCACCTCTATTTGAACTAACTTTTGCTTGCACAGGAATTAATCTTCCGTCTTCTGTTTTTATAAAAGTTTTTCTTGTTTTAGTATGATTTGTTCTCTGTTGACCTATAACTTCATCGCTCGTGCTTAAAGGATTAGTAGAAAATCCTTGTTCATCGCTAGAAATAATGTTATTAATATTGTTGAATCCTCCAATCCCTATCATTTGAGAAGGTGCTTCCGAGTCTTCAGTTGCTAAATCGTCATAAATGTGTGCATCCGGATCTGGATCAACAACAGGTCCACCTTTGTTATTTGACATGTCAATGTAATCATCGTAAAAATCAAAACTTATTTCAGGTGCTGAAAGAAATGATCTTAATGCAGTTTTTCCACCTTCAATATTAGGTGCAATAATATATCCTATTGTATTTAAAGTCAAGTTATATTTGACATATCTCTCTGCATCAGAATAATCTGCATAATTTGTATCTTGACTAATAGATGATTCTAAATTAGCAGTAAACCAATAACCTTTATCTGTATCTAATCTAAATTGTTGTCCAGGATTAAGTGTATATGAGCTCATAATAGCTTCAATAAGTTTGTTGATCTGTTGCGTAAAAGAAGACCAAATCGTAATCTCATACGTTGCTGAAAAGTATTTAGGTGCAGGTATTTCTATTGTCTCGATAATATTTTTATCAATTTTATATTCCAGACTTATGTCTGTTTCATTTGTACCGTCTTCTCCATTAATATTATTAAGGCCTTCGTGATTATTTAACTGTCGATATTCTAGATCTTTCTTGGATAATCTTCTGGTAACAACATGAGGAAACATTTGATTATTTGCAATTCCTTTTTGCGGATTATTGTCAATTGAACTTCTTGTTATTGATATTAGAGGTAGAATGAGTGCTCCATGAACATCATGGATAGGTTTCTTTCTTCTTAATAATGCAAATCTTTCTCCAGTAGCAAATATAACAGGAACTCTTTTTTTTGTTCCATGCAAATCGTAAAACAAAGGAATTTCTTTGTCAAATAAATTAAACACGGCACGATCTAAATCTTCAACGCCGCACGAAGGTATTACATAGTCTTCAGGAAAATTTTCTCCTTCGTAACCTGTATGTGAATATCTATTTTTATTGTTTAAATCAAATTTTGTTGACATTATTCGTCTCCATAAAACGATGACCCAACACCATCTATACTTTTCGTAGTACCATCAGGAGCAACTTTTTTAGGACCTGATATTGGTGCCGGCAAAACTCCATCTTTAACGAGTTGCCTTAAATCGGACTCAGACATACCTCTTTGTTGCTCAAACGTCGTTTGAATTGCATCATCGTCAGACTTCTCTTCAGAAGTAGGCCCATGTGGCCTTTGCATGATTTGATTAATTCTTACTTGCTTACCATTAACTTTTAAAGAAACAAATCTTTCAACTTGTCCATATATTAATTTGTCGTAATAATAAGATGTTATTTCAAAAAAGTATTCTCCAAAAGAAAAGAAGTCTCCTACGTTTATCTTTAAATTTCGATCAATAATATCTCTTATATGTATGTTAACTGAAACGTTGTGTGTTCTTTCATAACCGAAGTTATTTGTTCTTACATCAGCTTGACCCCATTCGACTAAAGCTTCTAAAATAATCGGAGGATTAAATATTTTTTCTACTGATTCTTCGTAAACATCATGAACATTGGACAAATCTTCTCTAATAGTATAATAATATATTTTTTGTCCGGCAACATCTTTGATTAACTCTTTTGTAATATCTGATATGAAATCAGCTTCTTTTTGTCCTATAAAAAGTCTAGACATGATGTTATCCTATCACTATTGCTTTGCCGTTTGGTATAGGTATACGTTTAAGTATTGTTGACATCGTTTCAGACTGTTGTGCGTCAGTCTCAAGAATTTTCTGATATGTCAAGGATTCTAACGTCTCTTTTAATCCTTCGATTAATCTACCTCTATCTTCACGTCCTTGACTTATTAGATCAGATCCGTTAAGCTGTAAATCAGACCCAGGTATAGGTACAGAAGAAAACTTTGATCTTACTAAACCTAAAGTTTCTTTACATAACGCTAAACAATATTGTCTTATCCATTGTCTAGACATTGAGTTAATTCCGCTATATTTTATATTTCCAAAAGGAATATTAGAAATATTCGAGACACCTGTAATAGAATCGTCGTCATAAGGCAATGAAGGTTTATATGGGTCGCCTGGAAAAGAAAATCTGACGAATAAATTCATTGGATTATCGCTAGTAGGCCTTGGAAATATACGAATTTCGTTACCCTGTAACTTATAAGAATAGTTGCTTCTTCTTACTCTGTTTGATATGTCTAACTGTGATGCACGTAGTAAGTCTTCAAAAACAGGCAAAACATAAAAAACTGTCTCAGGCGTAAATGATTCAAAAGCAAACTGATTATTTAAATAGTTTATGGCTGAAGTAGTATCAAAAAAACGATATGCAGCTTGAGGAGAAAAGTGGTATACTTCTTGTATTTTAATTTTTGTAGGCACTGCAGTAGGCAATATTTGATCTCTATATTTAGGATTAAATAAACTTAAATGATTATCGTCTCCGTTAAATGCTTCTAACGTAACTATTTCACCATTAGGAGCAGGTATTTTCATGTCTCTATAAACATCATAATCCTGCTTTTCATGTGACAATTCGATATATCCTCTAACAAATCCACTAGTACCGCCTACAGCAGCTTCATTAGCATAAGGCTCTGCTCTTCTTACTAAATATTCCAAAGTTTCTCTAGGAAAAGTCTGTTCTTTACCATGAGGCCCTAATAACTCGTCCTCTATCGGAGAAGCTGGAACTCTTACGTCATTTACTAGTTTTTCTACGATGGCAGTTGTTTCAACACCATCTACAACTTCATATTGACCTTGCTGATTTTGATTACGAAACCTAGGATCACTTAAATCCTGATATAATAACGGTGTGTTCTCTGGATCTAACTCGTCATAATAATAATGACCTTTACTGTTTTTATGAAATGTCTCATTAAATCCTGTACTTAAACCCAATAAATTCGACATATACGAAGAAGCCTGTGATGCATTTATGTTTTTAGAAAACTCTAATACGGCCTCTTCGAAATTCGCCCATATCATTTTATTTGTCAGTTCAACTGACATTATGTCATCACCTAAACGTCTTCTAATGTACAATAATACAGCGTCTGCATCTTTAATAAAGTGAGAATCTTTATCATATACACCAAACGGTGTGGGTTGTTCTGTAACTGAAAATAACGACATGTGTCACCTGCTTAGTTTATATTGTTAATTATAGGATTTATTTTAAATAGTTAGCAGGTTTCAAACAAAAAATACCTGTGCCTGACACAGGTATTTTTGATATATTTAGTTTTATTGTTCTTTAAATAGACTCTAAATCTTTTTCTTCTACTAGGGAATAACCCCCTTCATCGAATCTAACAATAACTTTGCCTTTTAATTTTTCTACAAATGTGCATTTTTTTCCTTTGTAAGTCAATTTTTCTTTTAAAACAAGCTTAGGTAAATTTTTTGGTTTTTTAGTAACACTTTCTTTTTTTGTCTCTTTAGCCTCTTTAACTAAAGACTCTTTTTGTTTTTCTTCAGATTTTTTATTTTTATCTTTGACTTTTTTAGAATCTGTCATTTTTTACCTTTCTAATTAACTTAGTGTTTGACTTGTTGGTGACCATTTAGCACCATTCCAGACTAACATTAAAGCATTTTTACTAACCAAAGTAGGTGGTGCTGCCTCGAGCAAGCTAATTGAAAGATGACCATCAGCGAAATCAAAATCACTGTCTGATTCATTAATTAAAATAATTAATTGACCTTTTGCGCTACCATCTGTAAGCGAAACTGTTCCATTTATGTCGGGTGCCTCTGCGCCTGCCGAGATATTTCCTGCTGCAGTCAAAGGAACAATATTGGCAAGTGAAGTATCGATCGATAAATTGTCTGCATCCAAAGTTATAGTTTCTGATACTGATAGTGATAAACCACTTCCAAGTGACTCCTGGTATAAACCTTTGGCATTATCTATTTTTACAAATGTCATTTTAAACCTTTCTTATGCCAATGTTTGTGATGTAGGGTACCAAACATCATCTTTAGCTACACACAAGACAGTTTCGCCAGCCTCGAGCGCTACATTATTTAACGAAAAATTAGAATTTTCTGCTGCAAAAGTAACTGAATTTGCATCAGCAGCTATATTTGAAAGTAATAAAAGTTGTCCGTCAACTGAAGGTTTTTTTAATATGATGCCCGTAACAGCAGCTGCTGGATTGACTTGAATGTGAAATCCTGTAGTATCAACTGTCGCATTATTTGCAGGAACTTGTGCTATGTCTAGCGGAAGTGCTACAAGTCCTGATCCTGTTTTTTGAATTAAACCTTTTTCGTTTGAAATTTCAATTTGTGGCATAACTTTCTCCTTTTATTTTTTGGATAAACTTGTCCGCATGATTCCGATGCTCTGGCGGGGTCAGATGTTATGATTGCACCGGGCCTATCTGTATATATACAAAAAAAGTGCAAATTTGCACTTTAAATAATAATCAAATTAACTAAAATTAAGCTTCTGTAGAATCTTCTGTTTCAGGCAGTGAAACAGCTGCCTCAGCGCCATCTTGACTTTCACCAGACTCAGAAGCTTCTGCTGCTTGTCTCTCTTGCTCCTCACGTGGAACCAATTTATCAATTGCATCTTGAAGTGTATGTGCATCTTGCAAAGAAAATGCGCCCCGGCGTTGTGCTACCTGTACTGCAGATAGTAGAATGTTAACAGATTGTACTTGCTCAGGTGATAGTTGCAT